GCGCTATGCGGGTAAAACGCATCCTCACGGACGCGGAGACGGACGCTATTTGCCGGGAGAACGGTGTGGAACCGATGGCTCGCCAGGGCGGCCCTCTGGACGAGGCGGGGCTGGAGCGCCTGGGACTGGAGGCCGGAGACGTGACCGGGGAGGACCGCTTTTCCATGAAGGCCCCTGTTGAGGAAACCAAGAACCTGATTGCCCTGCATAATCTGACGGAGGAGAAACTGTGGGGCGACCTTCGGCTGGACGGCTTCCCCATGCCCTCCATCGCTGTTACCCGGATTGACGTACCCCACACCAATTTCGGGGACATTACGCTGGTCATGGACAAGCGGAGCATCGACCCCAAGGCAAACCGCAAGAACACCGTCTACTCCGCTGACGCATGGACACCGACCTTTCCGCAGGTGGAATACGCCGCCGACCCGGCGGCAGAGCGCCGCATTTCCGGGCGGCTGCGGGAATTGTCCGGCAAAGTGGACGAGATGTTCAAGCAAGACCTGTATCGCATCACCTATGACATGGAGGACCTTCTGAACCGCTATGGCGGAGAGGAGGAACTGCTGCGGCAGGTCATGGATAACTACGGTCTCAAGGCTGCCTATCTGGAGGACGCAGGGCACCACGTTTCTGCGGCCACGGTCCAGCGCGAAGCGGACAAGGGGTACAGCCAGGACCGGGTAGAAAAGTACCGGGCAATCGTCGAAACCCTGGGGACGGATGACCCGGACGAGATCGGCCACATCCCGCTGAAAGAGCTGCGGGACCGATATGGGGACGAGCTGGAGGCTGCGTTCCCCGGCATGACTAAATCTACATTCCGTCTGAGCGGCATTATCCGCCAGGTACAGGCATACCTCCAGGACCAGGGCGGCGAGCCGGTCTATGAGACGGTCACGGACGCCGCCGCCACGCGCCGGGCTATTGATGACGTGCTGGACCGCGACGGGTATGAGCGGTGGGTCCGGGAACTCTACTCCGGCGTCCAGGCGGACAGCGGCATCTACAACAACAAGGAGCGTTTTACCCCCGCCGGGAACCGGCGCACCTTCCAGCAGACCCACTATCCCGTTACTCTGGAAAACATCGTAAAGGCCATGAAGGGCCAGAATGGCGGAAACACCAAGAACGTCTCTGGCTTTTACGGCGTCAAGAGCCTGCGGGCCGGGACCGCCAAGCGCTTCAAGAGTATTGCGGATATGCACAAGCTGGAGGGGCGGCTGCAAAACCTGACCGAGGAGCAGACAAAGGCCATCCACGATGAACTGGACCGCCGCCTGATGGATATTACTGAGGCTCTTGCCGAGAAATCCCCCAACGGGAAGGGGAACTTCGACTATTATCTGGCGGACAGCATCGGGAATATGCTGGTGGAGATCGCGGACGGAGAAGTTTACACCATCGACGCTATCATGGGCAAATTCAATGGAGAGTACGGCTTCCATATCGGAAACGAACTGGCAGCCCAGGTCCGCGACCTTCTCTTTGACGTGTCCCAGATGCCGGTGAATATCTTCGAGGCAAAGCCGGAGCGGGCGGTGGGCTTTGATGAAGTCCTGGCCGCTGTACTGCCGGACGATGCCAGCGGCGAACTGCGGGACGCCCTTTCTGGCAGGGGCGTAAATGTCCTTACCTACAAAGCCGGAGACGACGCGGACCGCATTGCCAAGGTCAACGGCGTTGAGGGGGCGCGGTTCTCACTGAAATCTATGGATAACAAGGGCCGGAAACTGACGGCGGAGCAGCAGGAGTATTTCCAGGATAGCGTCATCCGGGATGACCAAGGGTGTCTCATGGTGATGTATCACGGAACACGAAACGGTGGATTTACCGTATTTGATGGTGGGAAGGACTACTTCTACTTCACCAACAACAGGAAGTATGCGTACACATTCGAGGGCAGAAAGGCAAATGGGCAGCTCTATCCATCCACAAAGGCGGATATGGAGGCTGGTCTTATCTCCCCCCAGAGGTATGAAGTATATCTCAATGTCACAAACCCTTTTATCGCAGAACAGGATGTGGTGGAAGATGCCCTGTACTGGGACCGCAGTTTGGCGCAACAGCTACGAGACAGGGGATATGACGCCCTAATGATG